CCAAAGCCGCATGAGCAGCACGAACCTTCCTATCCTTACGAGTAATCCACGTTTTAGTCTTCACACCGGCCTTTTTGCCGCCGTAAAACAATCCAGCATTGTAAGCGCCCGTACTCTCAACCTCGGCAATATTCACTAGCCGTTTGGTCAGCAACGCAGCAAAGACCGCCCCTACGGCTGTGCCCAACAAAGCGACCTTGGCTGAAATCGGAGCAGCATCATCATCATCACCCAAAAGCATCAAAGCCAACAGAATCGCCCCAGCAAGTTCTTTCTTCGTTGTTTCATTCACATTTTCAGCACGGACTAATTGACTTTCAATGTATTGCTGAACATCCTCATCTTCAGTGTCCAGTTGCTCGTTGGGAGCCTTCAGAGCCGTGGACGCTGATTCCAGCATCGCCCCCTGAATCATGGGAGTCAAATCTTCTCGTAGTTGCTTGTTCCAAACGCTCGTATCAAAGATGTGTTCAACAGAAAGTTCTTCATTGGTGAGAAGTCTCTTTGCTTTCGCTCCAGTGATCTTCTCGGTAACCACTCTTTCTTGCCGCTCGAAATATCTTTCCAGAGAACGCTTGAAAATTACTTCCCAACGATCAATGTCTTGAAACGCCTTTGTTTCCCATTCGCCATTAAGATTGAATCGCTTAACGTCGAAATCCCCGTCCAACCATTTCGGCATCGGGAATTCGCCCGGTGGTAGTTGTGGTTCTGGCGCCGGGTTGGGCGGTGGAACGGCTTCGCCCGGAGGAGGGCCACCCGGAGGAGGTGGAGGGCCACCCGGAGGAGCGCCCGGAGCGGGAGCGCCCGGCTCCATTCCCATCGGAGCGCCAGCCGCCGCCTCTGGCATCGCCTCTTCCTTGGGCATCGGCTCTTCGGTATTCCCGATGGGCGCAAGGTTCGGGTTGGCTAGCATCGAATCTGCCAAATATGCGTCAACCTTTTCTTTACCGGTCTTTGTACGGTATTCATTCGGAGTAATCAGACCTTGCTGAACCTCTGACAAGTAAAAGCGTTCACTCTCCTGTTTAGCCAACACTAGAACCGGAACAGAAGAAGTATCAAAAGTCACATAGTAATCTGGATCCAATACGTCTAGTCCACGAGACAGCAACTCCAAATGTGGCGCCATCGTTTCAGACCAAAACACTCGCCCCTCTTCGGCTGCGTTAGAAAAAGTACGACCCGCAGCATTTCCAATAACCGATTCCGGAACACCGAACGTGGCCAGAATCTCGTTCTTCGTCAAATCCCGCAGTTCTCCGTAAGCGGCGTCCCGAGGACTTGCTGCGGTATCCACAAAATCAGCACCATCATCAGACGAAATAACTCCGATGCCACCACTTCGAGCAAGATTCCCACGGAACCGGGCTTGCAACTCTTGCTTATCATCCTCATCAATCATGCCCCGAAGAACCAGCAGGCCACCCGGTCGTCCGTCATTCAACAAGAAGTTTCGGTTGTACAACTTCGCCAAGGTTTCCGTTTCAATCGCCACGCCAGCCGACTCCATGGGAGTCATCGACAGATACGGATCCAGCGGATGCGGGCGGCGAATCCAGATAACATTCTTCGGGTTTAGATTTTGTTTCTTACCATTCGGAAGTTCGACCTCAAATGCAGCAACGAACTTTTTCTGATCCGGAATGGGGGCAGTATTTTGTGGCGGCAGGATGTGCAACGCCACGGGGGTACCGCCACGACCACGAACTATCTCTATGAATACCCCACGGGTACTCATTAGCAACTGTGAAGAAATTCGATAACGAAACGCGAAAGCACTTTCGCCTATATTCGACTGTTGATTCAATATCGTTGCTAATTCTTTATTCGCATCTTCCTTCGGAACTACTTCACCAAACGGAGAATTGTCCTGCAAGAACGTAATAGGCAGACGCGCTTGATTGCTCGCAATAACATCAATAGCGCGGTATACCCATGTAACCTTCGCTAAACCCTCACGATATGCTCGTTCAATATCCCAACCATCGCTGTAAGGTTTCCCAACTAAACCAGCGTTATACGCTATGGGAGCGCCGACTGAGATAGACTTCTTGCCGTCTGGGCCGATCGCCTTATTGTGGGAGTTCCATGCCATGTTTACTCAGCACCCAACAGATAGCCGTAAAGGCCAAGGGCACCCCCGAAAACGGCGATACCCAAACCCCTATGAATATGTCCTAGTCCTATGCCCAATAGTATTATAGATAGCACCATGCAGGCGTGAGCAATGTTAGAACGAGTAAAGAGCATTTTTAGCATGAACACCATTCAATCCCGTCGTCACTGGGCACGCAATCTCAGAAAGTGTAGCCCACGATGAAAGACTGGTCAGACATCTATGAGTTCTTGCAACCACTCCCTCCTCAATTTTGTCCCGAACAACCTTCCCTGACTCAGAAAACATATCTTCGTACCACCGGACTCGAAGCCCTTTTCGGTGGAGCCGCCGGAGGCGGAAAATCATCTGCTCTGTTAATGGCCGCTCTCCAGTATGTAGACATTCCCAACTATTCCGCGATCCTATTCCGGCGCACATACGCCGACCTCGCCCTGCCGGGCGCATTGATGGATCGTTTCTTATCGTGGGTGAAAGAATACGACGAAATACATTGGAACGGTGCCACCTATGTAGCAACATTCCCATCAGGAGCAAGAATCACTTTCGGATACCTCAACAACCAAAATGACTACCTCCGCTATAAATCATCCGAGTTCCAATTTATTGGAATGGACGAGGTAACCGAAATTCGAGAATTCGACTACCGGTACCTGTTCTCACGTTTGCGTAGGCCCAACGCTGGCCCCCTCGCCCAAGTGCCCCTACGCATGCGAGCAGCATCCAACCCTGCGCCTAATTGGGTTAGACAACGATTCATCATTGAAGGCAAAGAGAACGACCGAATCTTCGTTCCAAGTTTCTTGGACGACAACCCCGGCATCGACCCGGAGTCCTACAGGCGGGCGCTTCAAGAAATCGACCCCATCGAACGTCAGCGACTCGAAAATGGCGACTGGTGGGCGGTGTCCACGGGAAGCATGTTCGACCGGGAATCTTTCATCGTTACTGAGGCGACGGATCTGCCAGACTTCATTAATCCGACTTGGTGTCGGTTCTGGGATCTTGCCGCCACAGAACCATCCCATGTGAATCCAGACCCCGACTGGACCGTCGGCGTCCTCGGAGTCTTTGATCAAGGAATCTTCTACATTATCGACGTTCAACGCATCCGAGCCAAAGGCGACAAGGTGGAACGCCTGATCGCAGAAACGGCAGAAACTGACGGTCCTCATGTCTCCATCCGAATGGAGATGGAACCGGGCAGCAGCGGCAAAAACCTGATCGACCAGTACGCCCGGTACGTCCTCCCCGGCTGCGATTTTCTAGGGATCCGCGCAACCGGTGATAAGGCAACTCGGGCACGCCCCTTTGCCGCCGCCGCCGCCAACGGCAACGTCCGCTTAGTCAGAGGACCATGGATTTCAGATTTCCTTGATGAAATGGCGACCTTCCCAGAATCCTCATGGCACGACGATCAAGTGGATTCCACCTCCGGCTGTTTCAACGAGGTCGCCGGTTTGGGCCATAAACAGCGAGGTCGAATACAAATCGTGGTCTGATGCTTGACTCGCCCGCCAACGCGCGGGTATGGTCGCCGCTCCGGCCATCCCGGCGTCGGCCAACCACCGTCGTTCGCCCGTTAGAGGGGCTGGAATCTTCATGCCCTGTGGTAGGGCACTGACCTACACTTCGTGGTGGAACTCGGCAGCAGTCAGCACCAGTACCAGAACGAAATCGGACGAAGTGTGGATGCCCGCTGGCCGACCCTCCCCCGTTCAGGGAACTAGGCGCCACTTACGACAGTCCGACTGTGACCGGAGTAAATCTTGGTTCTCCTTTTGGAGGGCCAAGAACTCTAGCCCTCCTGCTCCCAGAGTAAGTGATTCCTTGTTGATCAGTAAGGTTATGCAATTCATACCCTTACTAATTTTGGGCGAAAATCGAACGTCTGTTCGGTACTTGCCCACCCTTCCAGATTTTGCTAGGATTCACGGGTAACTACTGCTATGGAGGACTAATGGGCCTGAGCGATGACCTGACCGACCTTTTGAACCGGTTGGACGAAGCAGTCTGGGAGGAACGTTCTTCTGAGGAAAACACTGAGGCGTTGCTTCATCTTGGATTCATCCTGAACGACGCCAAAAAACAAATCACCTCCATCCTCAAAGAAGCCGAAGCAGCGTTGTTGAAGTCCGACTGGGACCG